TATCGGGCTTTGCTCAGTTTAGTCGTCATCATCGTCAAGTCCTCGGCAGGCTCGACAAGAGCCAGCAAGCCTTCCACAAACATAGCAGGGCTGTAGCGCCCTCTCCTTCCCCAGGACACGGATACACCAGCTTAAACGTTCCTTGAAACTTTTGCCAATCGGTGGCGGCTCTTCCATCATGTCTTATTATGAATCAGCAAGCTTCCGAAACCAGTTAAGGTTTTCCTCGAAGTCTTCTGTTGGGGTTGCTTCTGGAAGCTTTTCTGCTTCCTCAACCTTTTTATTTTCGTCTCCTTCCCACGGAGGACGTTGTTCTTTTAATAAATCCTTAAGTTCTCCAACATCAGCAGCTTTAGTAGCTGCCCACGGATCGACCTCTCCTACCGCCACCTCATAATTAGAACCATCCAGCCCCAACACCTTGGCCAGTCTTGCCTTCAGTTCATTGTAGCTCTTAAATCGATTTGGCGCAATAATTTCCTGCAACGAGTATTCCGAATTCCAAATCTTCTCCAGCAGTTCGTCATCAGTCGAAAGCGGTCCCCTGGGCTTCTTGACTCCTCCTTCCCCCTCAACCAGGTCCCATTCTGACGAGTTATAGTTTCGTTGTCCCTCGACAAATCGGGCCTTGAGCTTGAAGTTGGCTCCGTTGTATAGATCAAACGGAATAAAGGCTTCCACATCGGGAAACTTGGGGTTTCTGGCTTCCTCGATCTTATCCATGATGCGGGGACCATACTTGAACAGGAAAACTTTTCCGTTGTTTTCGGGATGAGCCTGATCCTCGACCACATAGATATTGGAATAATATCCCAGTTTTCTCTTGGAACCGGGAGTAGCAGGTTTAGTGGTGGGGTCCCCCGAAACAAATCGACGTCCCTCCGACTTTTCTCCTTCTGCCCAACGCTTTGAGTTATACTCAGACAACGGATCAGCCGAACCTTCCGGCTTCTCCTTGGTCGGAGTCGTCAGCGAGTTCTCGATATACCACACAGATCGGTCTCCGGGTTTATGGAAAGCATGGGAGAACAGCTTAACCACCGGAGAATCCTCTCCCTTGGGTTCTGGGAGGAACCGAATTACCGCATAACCATTTCCGGCCTTATCGACGTCCAGTTTCCAGAACCGATCATCGGAGCTTTCATTATAGAAAGTATTGGCCTTGGACATGGCATTGAGTTTTTTGGTGAGTTGATCGAAACGATCTTGTCTGTTGTTTTTAAGTTCTTGAAAAGTTGATATCATATTTTTCTCCTCGTGTTTATCATATGTTATTGAAAATATATCTTAAATTATCGGGGTTGTCAAGTAGTTTTTTTAGGGTCCTCCTTTATCTCTGCTCGAAGATAAGACAGCCGATCAATATCCCGTTCAATCTGTTCCAGATATTGAACGATAACTGCTTTTCGCGAGGGGGTGGTTGTAAGTTTCTTTCCCTCCGAGAGCAGCGCATTACGTTTTTGCAGCAGTCGAGAAGTTTCCGAAAGATTATCCCAGTCTTTTTGGCTCATTTTGCAACCTTTGCATAGGATAATGGAGCATTAACTACTTCTAAAGCTTTTGTTGAGGGCCGTTCGGTTGTTGGCTTGAGACCAGCCGCCTGATGCACCGCAAGCGCCACTGGATAATCGGGATTTGGAATCATGGTCAGGGCTCCGCTTCCATCATAGGCAGGAATCATGCTCGGAACTGAACCAACAAACACCACATTATGTTGTTTTTCCAGCTCCTGAATAAACTTTATAAGATTCACAATCAATAACTCAGCGGCTGGACCAAAATCAATCAGCAGCGGGAGAAGAGTGACCAGCCAGGCCGGACCAACTCCCATTGTTATCAGTATCTGAAGCAGTCCAAGAATTAACGGCATTTTACTTAGTCAGTACCAGAGCTGTTGTTGGGGTTACCGAAGCAGGAGTCACGGTCTTGGTAAAAAAGGTTCGGAACAACCAGGTGAAAATAGAACCAAGAATACCTATTGTAGTGACTATTGCCGATACTTGATCGGGGGTAAAATGTAACTGTCCTCCAGATAACCAGACCAAAAGCATAGAGCCTCCGGTGACCGCAGCAGTCCAGTTTATCTTGGACCACCACGACGACTGAACCGGAACTGTTGCGGCCGGAACTATTTCTGTCATAATCCTAATTCTCCTATTTTATATTATTTATCTCTAGGATAAAGCCTCGATAACAAGCTTTCTCCATTCTTCCTGGATTTCCCATTGAATGTCAGCATCAAGCTCTTCCCACATATGATCAAAGCCTTTTCGTCCTTCAAGATCATTCAAAAGTCGAGCCACTATTTCCCTCGCGAGAATTTCATTTTTGGTCACTGAACTGCTCCATTACTATTTTCTTCATTTTTGCCTTATCATATTGTAAAAATGGACTGTACTTTGGTATTAATAACCCCATCTCTTTCCATACTATATCATTAGCCAAGGCCCGATCCCAACTCGGATAAAAGTTTAGCAGATTGTTTAAAATAACTAGTGTCTCGATATTGAGATATTCTCCCAGGAACAACCGAAGCACATAGGGATGCTCGTATTTCGGGACATTAAAATTGTCATTGAACGGCAACTTAAGCTGCTTAATCTGCTCTTGAAAGCAGTAAGACAACGACTCCCTTCGTTTCTTCCAATCCTTATAAGTCGTCATTCCCTTGTCGGAAAGAATATCTCCCGGCCATTGATGCGGGTTCAGCGACAGATTAGCCAACAACAGCCCCTGCGGATCAGGGTGTTTGGCAATCTTCATTATCTGATACTTGTCGCGGCGCTTGGTAATATTAGGACGGTATTTAAGTTCCCCCTTATACTTGAAGAAGTCATAGGACGGTTGGGAGAAGTGGAGTTTTAGGCTCAGGAAAAGCTGTAAACATTCATTTGGATTCATAAAGACACTTTTCAGCAATATATCCAATTATTATTCCAACAACGACTCCAATCACTGATCCGATTAATACCGGAGCCAAATCAACGTGGTTAATTCCAACAGCAATAATGGAGCCGTAAACGCCCCCGAGCATTCCGCTATATAATTTCAAAGGTTCTCTTACTCGGGTCATAACCATCTTTCTAAATCTTTTTTAAACAGTTCGTTCATATAACGTATAAAGGCTTCGCCAGGACCACAAATCGCCTGATAATATAACTCTTCAAGTAATTCTTTTCGTTGATCCCGTTCATTAACATTGTAGCCCTGGTTCTGAAGCAACGTTTTCATCTGTTCATAATCATCTTTATCAACCAGCCATTTTCCCTTGCGATTGAATAGCTCTTCCTCCAGTTCCTCATCCTGAAGATGTCCAAGCTTATCGTCTTTATAGACCACAAAATAATTACGTTCCTCTAACGCCTCGATCAAATCCAGATCACTATATTTTTCAAACTTATCAGAGGGCATTAAATGCTACCGGATCGGTTTCTTCGAGATGTTTAAGTTTTGCAATAATACGATCCTCAACGGCATAGGCCTCAATTTCCCAAGGTTTATCGTTGTTTTGAATAAACTTATATTTCCGAGTTTTCCAGCGAGTCATTCCCTCGTCTCTCTCATAAAAATACCAACGAAGTGTTGCGTGTTGGTGCATGTGAGCCATTTCATGAGGAATAGTACAAATTATATCATCTCGGCTATAGATTGGATTTAAATATATTTCAAAGGTTCGCGGAGGATATTCGTCATGGAAATGATAAATTCGCCCATAAGCTTTTTCACACACTTCTTTGTCAAATATAATCTTTAAGCTAATGTTTTCAGATAACTGTCGGGAGAATATTTCTTTATCACAAAAATTGACGACCGAGCGAACTGTTCGTAGTTTGATCTTTGAAGGGACGTTCCTGACAGATATTTCCATAATACCCCATCATTATTTATCCTGACCAGAATATATGACTATCCCCAAATTGTCAACAACTTTATTGATACGTCTATTAATATTATAATATTCCTGGGTTTTATAGGTTCGTTTACAACGTTCGATGGTCAATTTAACGTGATCAAGGTCCGAACATTCCTTGATAAAGTAAAAATGCTTTCCGTAAAAATGATAAAGCATTATTCTGTCAATAGCTTTTTATATTCAGGAGAGGTCGCTGTTTCTTCCTTATAGGTAACCCATTTCCCGCATTTAGGACACATTTTTTCACGAGGAGGATTTGCGTCTTTGACGTCCCTCCATCCTTCTTCAGGATCACATTTACATTCAGCTACATAAATTGTTCGTTTGACCGTTTTTTGATATTCTACTATCACGATAAACTCCTTATTCGATCATTTAAGTTACTGAGACATTTAATAGCCATTTCGTCACGAGGATGGTTGGCAATATGCCGTTCCCATCCTTCCTTTGCC